CTTGTGCTGACGGGACAGCTATCCCAAAAGGTTCTATTATGGAACTGACAAGCCCAAGAACTGCTAAAGTGGCTAGTGCAGTTGATACCCCAATAGTCGGGATAGCAGCTTCTGAGAAAGTTGCAAGTGACGGTCAGACTTCTATTGCTTGTTATACAAATTGCATAGTTCAACTCAAATGTGCAACTACACAGTGCGAGATTGGCGACCAGGTAAGTCTAGCCGCAGCAGACAACACAGTAGCATTGATGACTACACTTGATATGGAGAAAGGCTGGACAGTAGGCACAGCATTGGAGACAATCGGAGTTGGAAATACTGGCATGGTGAGGATATTAAAATAAAATGGCAGATTCAACAGGAGAGCAGGACTTAAGAGCTGAAAACTTTAGCCGAATCGTTAAAGGTTTCGCTTTACAACAATACAAGATGAAACAGCTTTGCATGATTGAGAGCAGCAACGCTTGGACTGAGACATACTACGCAGAAACCGCAGCAGACCTTGTCGGAAAAGACACAACTGCAAGCGGAACTGTTGCAGGTGTCCCTCGACTAGCAAACTTCCCATATGGTGAAGTTACCTGGACAAAGACCTCAGGACGCAACCTCAAATACGGAATGGAGGGTGTCTTATCATGGGAAGATGTCAAGACTAACAATGTTCCAATGATTGCAAGGACACTATTAAGAATCGCAAGGTCAGTCGCAAAGTCTGTAGATGACACCATCGCAGCTGCTGTTGTTGCAAGTGCTGGAAATACAGAGACAGCAAACGCAACATGGGACAACGCAGTTATAGCAGACAGAGACCCAATACAAGACATACTTGACGCCAAAGCTTTCATAGAGGTTGATAATTACAATCCAAACACAAACGGCTTCTTACTTGTTAATCCAACAAACTACGCTGAATTGTTAGGGAACGCTAATGTTAGGAACGCTGGACAGTTTTATACAGACTCAGTCACCAAGAATGGTGTAGTTGGGCGACTGCTCGGCTTAACTGTAATATCCAGCAACTCTGTCACATTAGGCGGTGCTCAGGTTGTTATTGCTCGAGAAGCTATGACATGGAAAAGTGTTGTCGGCTTGACTGTTAAGACAATTGAGGACGCAGGTATCAAATTCACAATCAGAGCCTGGGAAGTCGGACAGATACAGGTTGTAAATAGTGACGCAATCTGCAAGATTACGGGTGTATAAATGGCAGCTGGAACAGTTACTGTGCATGGGCCCTATCCCATAGACGGGACAGGAGTCGCAACAGCTTTGAGTGCTGCAGGTGGGGCAGTTGTAAAGAATATTACATCATGGCAAGACGCAGGCAACAGACAAGTTTGGTTTGCAGTCTGCACGGAGGCATAAATGTCAAAAATGAATCGGAAGAAAGAGTATGACCGCTTAGTGGCTAACGATAAGATTGGAAAAAAGCCTGGTCTAGCACAAGACGACGGGGCTTTAACCAAAGAGTTTGGTCAGCCAAGCATTGAGAAAGAGAAAAAGAAAAATGTCGGAAAGTAACCAAGAAGTAATTGACAGCCTTGCTGTCAGAGATATATTGGCAATCAAGAACGGCAAACTTAAGGTAGTTGATTCCTTGACAGCTAACGCAACGGCAAATGTATCAATAACAAATATTGCCCCTGCTGCTGTCACGACCGCCACAATTTCAGCCTGGCTTGAGATTGATGTCGCAGGAACAAAATATTATATACCTTGCTGGACATAGAAACAGAAAATGGTAGGACTAACGAACGCATTTAAACCAGTCACAAGCACAAAAGCAACGCCTAAAGGCAACGCTGGCTATGACAACCCGAGAGAGAATATTGACCCTCATGTCAAGACTCAAGCATTTTCTACTAAAGAAATAACATTATCAGACGGCTCTGCTGCTGGCTTTGTAATGAATGACGCAGCTGGTGTATTGTCAGGCGGCAACGCTGGGGGCGGTGGGGCTATGACTAGCCCATTCGATTTTCTCATGGACGATAATGTAGCGGATGTATTTGTCATCAGAGAGGGATTAAATCATTATATGTGTATTCAGACCACAAACGGCTCTGAATCTGTTGTGTTCGGTTGTGGCGCTGTCCCAAGTATATTAACTATAACGACTGCAAAGGTATCGGTGGGCGTAGATTTAGATATAACTGGCGACATCATTGTAAGCGGCACAGTTGACGGTATTGATATTGCAAGTATGTCTGCCTTAGTTACAGCTAACAGCTTAAAAGACACAAATGTAACTACAAATCTATCTGCAGGAACACGCACCCCTACAACAATTGGTGTTAATTCAAGCGACGGAACAAATGCTACACTTGTTGAAGCAGACACAACCAACGCTGGGATACTAGGCTCAGACAAATGGGACGAGATTGTTGCAAACTCCTCTCATAGAGCAGACAACACTCAGGCACATTCAGACTATTTATTGAATAGCGGGACTGACATTGCTGTCGGCCCACTAACAATAACGGCTGACAATAGCACAGCTGACCAAGCCTATGTGCCAATGGTATTATACAACACAGACGCAACCCCACCAGCAGCAAGCGGATTCCCTGTCGGGACTCTCTATGTCCAATACACAGCTTAAAAATGCAACACATGACAAGAAAAGGATGGGAACAACGATTAGAATGTATGAGAAATCATCCAAGAGTTGACCCTAAAAAATTAAAAAGAGTTGAGAAAATATATGGGATACTTATTCGGTTACGAAGGATTTGAAAACGGAAACAAGGGAACTTTTGACCAAGAGCAAACTTGGGGCGGGGGAACTCTTTCTTATGATTCAGGCTCATTAATAGATGGAACGTATACCTTAAAGAGTTCTATGAGTGCAGAAGGGGAAGGAACTGTTAAAGAAGATTTAGGTGCAAGTTATGAGACTCTCTTTATTCAATTTAAAATACACTTACCAAGTGGATGGTCTTTTGATACTGGAACATACTTCGGGATTATGGATGTGTTGGATTCAAGTAATAATAATTTGATTGGGTTCAGTATAGAGGATTGGAACGGATATTATGAGATGACTTCATGGAGTTCAGAAACAGAAGATTGGAGAGATATAGGGGAAAGTGTCGCTGTTAATAATACTTACAAAATAGAGGTCAAACTTGTAAAAAAAGCAAGTGGGGGAGAAATTAAAATATGGGTAAATAACGATACCGAAAGAAGCCCAGATTATAGTTTTAGTGGTGATGTTGGTGACACAGATATAGATAAAATATTAATAGGAAATACTTATTCAGATGGCAGTCACGACCCAGTTTATTATGATAGTGTCATTATATCACAAACATTTATAGGGGCAAGAGCTATAGTCACACAGATAAATATAGGCGACGACTGGAAAGAGATTGAGGGGATGAAAATCAATATTGGCGATGTCTGGAAAACAGTTGAGGGCTTACAGGTCAATATAGGGGATGATTGGAAAACAGTATTTTAAAAACGAGGTGATTAAAATAGAAACAGAAAAAGAAATTGTGAAGATACGAACATTGAAAGGGCGAATCATCACCCTGACAATAATCAAGACAACAGACACGCACATTCTAGGCGATGACAAATTTGGCAAGCCAACAATACTAGCAATAAAAGATATAGATTCTATGTTACCAATCTCGGGTGATGACCTATGAATAAACTTTCCGTTGCAACTCGTAGTGGGGTATTATCCAAAAAATCACAATCAATAATAAAATGTATGCAGTCCTATCCTGAGGGTATCACTCCCAAGAAAATCAGCCTCTTAACCTCTATAAATGTTAATACCGTAAAATCAATAATTCCAAAATTGGCAGACATTCAGAAAATCGGGAGAGGCTTCTACAAAGTTTATAATGGGGGGGACGGTGCGTTATCCTCAACTCCCGACGCCTTACTCGATTGGAACTTCCATAACTGCATTATGTCGTGTCAAATCCCTCATAAATATTTTGGAAACTTCCAACCAGTGAAAAAAACAATAAATTTAAACTTAATCATCTTAGAGTTCCTTATTAGCCGAAAGGGACGGGTGACGCTTCGGGTTGCTACTGACTACCCCTTAAATGTCTCCTCTATCTGTTTGGTGTACGGTTTGCTCTGCGAATTACTAACGGAACACGCATATAACCCCTTCCCTCAACCTGAGGTGTTTATTAGGACTATTGAGTTCAATAAAGACTATTCTAACCTCCGTTTGGATGGACTAAACTGTATAACTGTTGATAACTTAGTTGAACAATTTAAATTATATCAGAAGAAACGGGGCTTGCGGATTGAGCATAAAACCAAAGTTCCATTGACTGTTGAGAATATTGTAGATATGCTTAGCAGCAACCCTAACAGCATTGAGCACACCATCAAGCTAGCTGACCAGAAGAAACAGCTTGACCGCCTGACGACTGCTACTAGTGCTAATACTCATATGCTGTATAAACTCATTGACAACTTAGAGGTGAAAGAGTGATGGTAAAGTTTATGTTTGAGATTAGTAATTGTATAAAAGTTGTAACAGAATCAGATAATAAAGAAGATGCAAGAATGAAAATTGTAGAGAATGCTGATGTTTATGCACATCGTATGGTAGATGGTTCTTGTTGTATTTCAGATGGTGTTGAGATAACAGAGGTAGAATGAATAGACAGTTTACATATTGCAAGTTAGGTGAAAGAGTGAGAACGAATAGACAGTTTACATACTGCAAGTTTTGCGGTCAGCTCTACTTCCTTGCTGAAAGATACTGTCCATTCTGCGGATTGGACCTTGACGGGGTGTTGAAAAGTGAGCATTGATAAACTAGGTCGCGTCATGTGGCGACTAA